TTCATCAATAGTGAGAATCGTATCTTTGGTGGATTCAATGATGCCTTTTTCCGCTTCTATGGTTACACGAATTAATCCATCATCAGAATCAACACTTAAAAAACGAATGTTATTGATTGTTAAAATACCATTGTCGTAATCAATGGTACCTGCGTTAGAATTGATAATTTGCCTTTGTGCTAAGGTGTCATAATAAATTGTTCTAAGTGTACCTGTTCTTCCATCAATAACAGCAACCGCTTCTGCACCATATCCATTACCACCAGTAATTGAAACAGTAGCACGAGTATAATCAGTTCCACGATTTGTAATATTGATACTTTGAATTCTTCCATTAACAACCACAGCTTCTGCTGTTGCATTTGTTCCGTCACCATTAATTGTAACAGTTGGTGTAGTTGTATATCCTGTTCCTGGATTGGTAATTTGAACTGAAGAAATACCTGTATAAGATTGTGGTGTTTCTTCAAACTGTGCTGTTCTTACTGTTCCAGTAACATCAAATATTGTAAATTGAGTTGATGTTAATTTATTTGTTAAAGTGCCACGATGAATAGGAACATTATATTTAATTGTATAACTTACTGACGCATTTAATTGTGGTTCAAATCGGCGTTGAACACGAACAACCGTTTCTGAACCTACAATAGAATCACCATTAGTCGAATCAATAGCATCTTGTAATTTTGAAAGAATAAGTGTGCCTGCAAATTTGTTCAAATAAGTATCACGGTAATCTAAAACAGCTTGGCGAATATTATTTCTAATTGTGCCTTCATCTAAAGCAGTTTTCTTTGGATCATATTGAACTCTATTCTCGACAATTAAATATAGATATTGTGGATCACGAATTTCTGCACTTACAGATACAATTGATTTTGGAGTTATAATTTCATCAATAATTCTTTGTTTTTCAGTTTCAGAAATAAAATAATTTGCTTTTGGTTTTAGTGCAATATAAACTTTACCAAAAACTTTTGGTGTTTCACTTTCTCCACCCCAAACAGATAAAGAATCTACGCTTGGATATTTACTCTTAATATAAGATTCATAATCTTTAACTGTTACTAAACGATTTTGTGTTGCGTATTGTGCCGCAGCGGAGTATTTAATTGAATCAACAGTTTCACGAGTTGCACCGCCAGATGCCACATCAACAACATCAATGAGAATATCCGAGTATGCACCAATTGAAGCAGCAGCAACAAAACCATTAGCTTGATTGGCAGCAACACCATTGGTAACCAAATATGTTACTGTAACAACCGCACCATCATTAAGTGCTTTACCAACAACTCCATCACCAAAATAAATTTCATAGTTTCCGTTTTTACTTTCTTGTAAAAAATAAACAGGAGATTCTGAAGTAACATCAAGTATATCTGTTACTTGATTATATAATTGAGTAGATGTGTTTCCAACATTTGGAGATACCGAAACAGAAATTGTTGTGATATCAACATTGTTATCAGGCAATACGAATACTGATTTTGGATTTGAACTTTGCACATAGTTAAACACATAGTTAACTAATGAACCCTCATAGATATTCAAGTTTTCAAAGTAAAAAGAAGTATTAGATTTTGTTACCGTAGTTTCTTCTAAAGTAACAAAATTATATGAAACATTATCAATAATACTAGAACTAAAATTGAAACCTTTTGGAATAGTTAATGTTTCTGGTATGGTTGTTCCACTATCAACAGTTACATTAATAATAGCTCGTGGTGCAGTAACAGAAAAAGGAACATAACCTAAAGTTTTAGCATGAGAAACAACTGAATCCCGTAATATGGCGGTATCTAAAAATGCTTCATTGGCCACCATGTTCAAGTAATATGAATTGTAGTGGGTATTGTAGGCAAGAATATCTAAAAGAATATTTAAGCCAGCACCATCAAAATCATAATCTTGAAATTGAGATTGTTGCTTTAGATATGCTTTTAAGTTTGTCTTGATTTGGTCAAAATCAAGGTCAGAAATCTGTAAACGAGCGTTAGCCATTTGTTATCTAATCCGTTCTAGGAAAAAATTAATTGTGATTGGGTCAGTTCTATTAATAACAAAAAATTCCATTTCTACCATAAACCCATTTTTATCAAAATCTGCAATAGCATTAATTCTTGAAATTCTAGCTCTAGGTTCGTAGTTTGTTACTGTCTGTTGTATTTCGCTCTCTATGGAAGAAGCGGTAATTGTATCCATATTTTCAAACAAAAGACGGCGAATATTACTGCCAATCTCTGGTTGAAAAGGTCTTTCATAGTGGCTAGTTAACACCAAATTTTTTACTGAATTAATAACCGCCATTTCACCCACATGGCGGTTAATGTCTTTTTTGACTGGATGAATAGTGAAATTTAAGTCTAAATCACTATACTCTCGAGCGATGTTTGTAGTTATGGTTGCCATCTGTTATTTATTCTACCTTAGGACAAATTTGATTTCAAAAAGTCTGTTCCAATCAAATTTTCTACCATGTAATTTTGTGTGTTTCCAAGGTTATCAAAACGAGTTAAAAAGATATAATCATTCACAATGGCTCGTGATTTTTGATAAAAGTTGAAATCGTGGTTTCTTCGTGTAGCAATCAACGAATTAGCTGTTGTGATATGGTCAATAATTGTGTTAACTTGAGCTTCTGTTAGTGTGCAATTACCATTTGGAGCGATTGCAGTATTCATTGTAATCCAATCATTTGCAATAACAGTATTGTTTCCAGTTAAATCGTCACCAATATACAAACTAGTAAAACTACCCAACATTGGAGTAGCATTGGCCACATCATCAGTCGCATTGGTAATCTTCAAAATCTGTTGACCAATGCCTGTTGCTAAATCATAGTTTGGTGCAGTTAAGTTGCCATCGGTTGTAGCAGTTAAACCTGATAAATTATCGGTGTGAGATTTGAAAGCTGCTAATTCAATTATATAAGCACTTGCTGCATTGGCAAGAGCGGGTGCAACATTGGCAGCCAAAGTAAAAGTATTTGCTGGGTCAGTATTTGCTACCGTAAAAATTAAATTGGTATTAGAAGTTAAAGTTGCAATAACAGTTGCATGGGGGTTTTTATAATACCTTGACCGAGAAGATGCCACTCCATTTGCAATTTCATTTTGTTGCCATTCAGGTATACTTGTATTTGAAGCAGTTAGATATTTTTTTGCTCCCTCTGTTAAATAAAGAGAACCACCAAATTTTGAATCTTCAAAATTATAATTTAATCGAGCAAATACACTATTAGCAGACATAATAATCCATTACATTAAAGGAATAGGTGATGATGTTGGCCATCCACGGTTACCAATATGATAGTGCATATCATAGAGTAAACGAATTAGTTCCATTGGCCCTTTAATATCAGTAACAACAATACCAGAAATCAAAGGTGCATTAACACTTAATGTTGCTTCTATCATGCCAGGAACTGGAGGTGCAACAGGAAATCCTGCAGCTATTCCACCAAGAGTTGAAATACCAGCAGTAGGATTTAGTGAGCCTGGAACACCAGCATGAATACCTGTGCCAGCAACAACTGAACCTGTGGATGTAATAGCGCCACCTGTAATACTTCCATCAACTGTTAAATCAGAATTTAATTGTAGTGCATCTCCAGCATTCAATATGAATTGACCTAAAGTAGAACCAACAGTCAATTCCATGTCATCACCAGAAGTTACAGAAACTTTTTTATTTACAACTTGTTGATAATCACCATCAACTTCAAGGTAATAATTGCCTGTAACTCTTTCATATTTGTTTCCTTGAACAGAAACAACCGAATCACCAACAATCGTTATGTTACAGATACCATTAATCTTTACATTGTTATTTTTAGCAACAATCTCATAGTTATCACCAACAATTTTATTTACTCTACTACCATCGGCTTGAACTTCTGTATATGTACCTGTTCTGTGTTGTGTGCGAATACGCTCGGCACCAGGAGTATCATCAAACTCTTGAAAATGGCCAGATTCAGTTTGCGTTACATTGTTATAAGGATATTTAGCATTGTAGTCTGATTCTGGTTCAGTCCATGAATACTCACTTGGTTGTGGTGTAGTTGCCATTATATTGTCGCCTGAAATTGTGTTGGGTCATAATTTGTTCCAGTAGAATCTGGATATAAACTTAAAACTAATGCTTGTTTTTCTGCATCACTCATTCCACTTGGGTTAGCTAAATTGCTAGCCGCTTGAGCGGGAATAGCTAATACTGCTTGTGTGCTTTGTAATAATGCTTTTGATTCATTCAATACTTCTTTAGCAGCATCACCTAATTCAGAACTGCCGGTATCAACAGACAAAGAACTTGCAATTGAAAATATTCCTTTGGCCAACTCACCATATGCTTCTTTCAAACACTTTTGAAACATGGCCAAAAGTTTAGCAGGTAAAGAAAGAATGTATTCAATAATAGCACGAATCTTTTTAATGCCATCCAAATATTTTGCCGTTTCAACAATTTTCTCATTAATCCAACGAGTAATCTCTTTAATTCTTCGTGCTAAATCTTTTAAGTATTCTGTCATACCAGAAGAAGCAGGAGATATTCCCAATGCATCAATAACCTTTCGGATTGCCGCTCTAATTGCTCTCACTAAATCGCCAGCTAAAACTTTTGTTTTAGCCATTGTTGTCTGTATATAAACAGCAATATCACAAGCGTGTTCACGGTTATTATCTGCAACAGCCACACCAGTATTATCAGGTATTCCTCTAGCTAAATTTGAAACAGTAGGTGCACCAATTAGTGCTGTATCACCAAGATTTGTAACCTTTGGTGGATTAGTTTCAATTACTTTGCCTTGAGCATTTGTTCTTGTTGTTGCTTGAACACCAGGATTCGTCTGAGCTTCTTCTTTTAATTCTGTAAATGATTTTGGCGTTTCAACATTATCTGCTGATCCTCCAACTACATTTCCTGATTCGTCATATGTAACAGCCATTGTTATACCTTTTGTTTAATGCCTGGCAGCATACCCATCATTACTGGTTGTTGAGCATTTTCACCATCTAA